CCTATAAAATATTATCTGGTGATAAGTCAGACAATATTGATGGTATTTTTTATTTAGGTGAAAAAACTTTATTGAAATTATTCCCCGAGTTCCTTGACAGAGAAGTTAATTTTACTGATATTTTAACAAGAGCTGAGGTGATGTTAAAACAGGATAAAGATAATACAGCTTTGAAGAATTTACTAACAGGAAAAACCAAAACAGGTATCTACGGAAATGAATTTTTTGAGATTAACGAAAAAATTGTGGATTTATCAAAACCACTTATCACTGAAGAAGGAAAACAAATCGTTGAAACTTACTGCAATGAAACCCTTGACCCGGACGGAAGAGGTTATAGAAATCTAATTAAAATGATGATGGAAGATGGATTTTTTAAATTTCTTCCAAAACACGACAATACTTGGGTAGAGTTTTTAACTCCCTTTATGAAACTAACAAGAAAAGAAAAAAGAGTTTACAAACAACAAAAAAACAATTAAAAAACAAAGTATGAAAGAACAGAAAATTACAAAGATGGAGTTCTTATTAACGTTGAATGATAAAATTATCGTTCAAAGATTTTTCAACGTAATCGGATATCGTCACGAGAACCGAAACTCAATCGAGATTTATCAACTTGTAAATCAGATTCGTGACATTGTTATACACGACTCAAAGATGAAGACGGTTGTATACATGTTGGAAAACCAAGATTTGATTCAATCAAATCCGGAGGTTATGAAGACTTCAATGACTGAAGGTCCTGAGAAATTTAACATTTATGTTAAGGTAAATGAGAAGACAATTTGTCATAGACAGTTTGACGCAAAATTGTTCCCACCAAAGGTAAGATACACTGTGGATGTACGCCCACACATAAAAAACATCTTAGCTTCGTTGACTGACATTTTTTCAGCTGACAATTTAACTTTTGAATATCTAGGACTTACAACTAACGTTTAATATTTAACAATATATAGAGAGTTTGAAAATGGCGAATAATAAAAATTTTGAATACTTGGGTAATGGTTTCCAGCAACAATTGCTGAACCAACTTGTTTTGGACAAGGAGTTTGCTCACTCAATCATTGAGGTGATTGAACCAATATACTTTGAAAACAAGTATTACAAAATTATACTCCAAATGGTAAAGGAGTATTATAAGAAATACGAAAACACGCCATCTTTCTCTACATTAGAACAGATTACAAAATCCGAATTATCCGAAGGTGCCGCATCCAAAATTGTATTAGATACAATTAAAAACATACACGATGCTCCGATTGAAGGAACATCATTTGTTCAGGATAAAGCTTTGAAATTCTGTAAACAACAAGAGTTGCAGAAGGTGATGAACCAAGCACAAAAAATCATCGATAGTGGAGAGTTTGAAAACTACGACACTCTCGAAGAAATGGTTCGTGAAGCTTTACAAGTAGGACAAAGAGATGAGGGTGTTGCTGACGTATTCTCAAACTTGGATGAGGTGTTGAACGAAGACTATCGTCATCCAATTCCAATGGGAATACCGGGTATCGACAAGTTGCTAAAGGGTGGTTTAGCGAAAGGTGAGATTGGAGTTATATTAGCACCAACAGGTGTCGGTAAATCAACTCTACTTACCAAAATCGCTAACTACGCTTACAACATGGGATTTAACGTTCTTCAAATCTTCTTTGAAGACAATCCAAAAATTATCCAAAGAAAACACTTTGTATTATGGACTGGTATTCATCCTGATGAGTTATCGGCAAAAAAGGATGAGGTTATTACAAAGGTTAAAAGCATCGAAGAATCAATGCCAAATCGTTTGATACTTCAAAAGTTACCTTCTGATACAATGACAATGTTACAAATCAAAAATCAAGTTCGTAAAATGATTGCGGATGGTATCAAAATTGATATGATTATGGTTGACTACATTGATTGTATTGTTCCTGAAAAAAACTTAGGTGATGAATGGAAGAGTGAAGGTTCTGTGATGAGAGCGTTTGAGGCAATGTGTCACGAAATGAATGTTGTTGGTTGGACAGCAACCCAAGGTAATAGAAGCTCAATTTCATCAGAAGTTGTAACAACAGACCAAATGGGTGGGTCAATCAAAAAGGCACAAGTAGGACACGTAATCATCTCGGTAGCAAAAACATTACAACAAAAAGAGATGAAATTGGCAACAATTGCTATAACAAAATCTCGTATCGGTGATGATGGTGTTGTATTTGAAAATTGTAAATTCGACAATGCTATGATGGAGATTGATACCGAAAGTTCTGTTACATTCCTTGGTTTTGAAGATAAGAAAGAAGAACAAAATCGTAATCGTATTAAGGAATTAGCGGAAAGAAGACAACAAAAAGAAAGACAAACAGGGGTTAGTTAAATATACCCTTTGTCCGAAAAGTTTATTATTTTTAACGAAAAAAAGTCAAAATTTTTTATTCAAAACACAAGTCAAAGAAAGAACAATGGTATATTTATTAAAAAAATCGACGATTTTTTAATAAAAACCAAAAACAAAAACAATTAAAAAACTATGGAAATCTCAAATAGAATATTGAGCGAAATTACGGTTTATATGAAGTACGCTAAGTATGTACCGGGATTGAACAGACGTGAAACGTGGGAAGAATTGGTAACACGAAACATGGATATGCATATTAAGAAATATCCTCACATTGAAGAAGAAATCATTAACAACTACCAATTTGTTTTCGATAAAATGGTGTTACCCTCAATGAGAAGTATGCAATTTGCAGGTAAACCAATTGAAATTTCTCCTAACCGTGTATTCAACTGTGCTTACGCACCGGTTGACGATTGGAGAGTATTTTCTGAGATTATGTTCCTATTGTTAGGTGGTACAGGTGTTGGGTATTCAGTTCAGAAACACCACGTAGAGTTATTACCGGAAGTTAGAAAACCAAACAAAGAACGTTCAAGAAGATGGTTGGTTGCTGATAGTATTGAAGGATGGGCTGACGCTGTAAAAGTATTAGTTAAATCTTATTTCTTCGGTGGCTCACATGTAACCTTTGATTTTTCAGATATCCGTCCAAAAGGTGCTCGTTTAGTAACATCAGGTGGTAAAGCGCCGGGACCTCAACCATTGAAAGAATGTTTGATTAAATTAGAAGGTATTTTGGAATCAAAAGAAGATGGTGAAAAACTTCGTCCAATTGAAGTTCACGATATGGTATGTCACATTGCTGACGCTGTGTTAGCCGGAGGAATCCGACGCGCGGCACTGATTTCCTTGTTTTCTGCAAGTGATGATGAAATGATTTCTTGTAAATCAGGTTCTTGGTGGGAAGAAAATCCACAAAGAGGTAGAGCGAACAACTCTGTTGCACTTCTTCGTCACAAAATCACAAAGGATTACTTTATGGATTTGTGGAAGAGAATTGAAGCAAGTGGTGCTGGTGAACCGGGTATCTATTTAACAAACGATAAAGACTGGGGTACAAATCCTTGTTGTGAAATTGCACTTCGTCCCTTTCAATTTTGCAACCTTGTCGAAATAAATGTATCAAACGTTACATCACAAGAAGATTATGAAGAAAGAGTAAAAGCTGCGACATTTATCGCAACATTACAAGCGGGATATACAGATTTCCACTATCTTCGTCCAATTTGGCAAAGAACAACTGAAAAGGATGCTTTAATTGGTATTTCTATGACAGGTATTGGTTCTGGTGTTGTATTAAATTTAGATATGAAATCAGGTGCAAAAGTTGTTAAAGAAGAAAACGAAAGAGTTGCGGAATTAATTGGTATTAACAAAGCGGCTCGTACAACAACTGTAAAGCCAGCGGGTACAACATCATTGACTTTGGGAACATCATCAGGTATTCACGCTTGGCATAACGATTATTATATCCGTCGTGTTCGTGTCGGTAAAAATGAGGCTATCTATACTTATTTGGCTAAAAACCATCCTGAATTGGTTGAAGATGAATATTTCCGCCCACATGATACTGCGGTAATTGGTATTCCACAAAAAGCACCGGAAGGTTCTATTTTGAGAACAGAATCACCTATTCAATTATTAGAAAGAGTTAAAAAAGTACATAGTGAGTGGATTAAACCAGGACATAGAAGTGGTTCAAACACACATAACGTATCGGCAACTATTTCAATTCGTGAACACGAATGGCCGGCAGTTGGTGAGTGGATGTGGTCTAATCGTGATTATTATAACGGTTTATCAGTTCTTAACTACGATGGAGGAAGTTATATCCAGGCCCCTTTTGAAGATTGTACCAAAGAAAAGTACAATGAGTTAATGGAAAGTCTTAAAGACGTGGATTTAAGTAAAATTGTGGAGTTAGATGATGATACAAACTTGATGGAATCTGTGGCCTGTGGAGGTGGTGCATGCGAAATTAAGTGATAAAAAACCTTAATTAAATATAAAAAGGAGAACATATGTTCTCCTTTTTTGTTTTTTATTGAAT